GCTAGATCTCGTCTGTCGACAGTCCCTCCAGCTGTTATATTTCCTGACACACCTAAAGTAGTAAAGCTGCCTGCCGCCGGAGTAGTTCCGCCAATAACTGTATCATCAATAGTACCACCATCAATATCCGGGTCATTAACGTCAGGAGCAACAAGAATTTTATTCGACATGGTTGCAAGACCGTTCTTAGTTACAACAATGTTAGTATCAATACCAAGGGTTACATCACCCTGAACGGCACCACCTGTTAGTCCGCTATTAACAGCTACAGCGGTAATATCGCCTACGGGGACAGCGCCAACCTGTGCATCTACATACGCTTTGATCGACTCAGAAGTAGAAAGAGTAGTAGCACTTGCACCAGACATATCGTCGGCATCAAGAATATCTGTAATTGCTACAGCACCAGTACCGGACAAGGAGTCAAACTCAACTAGTCCAGTTACGTCGATACCGTTAGAAGTAGTCTCGAACTTTTTACCGTAGTCATGGTATAGGTTAATCGCACCACCTGGGACAAACGTGGCAGAGAGTGCGAGATTATTCGCGGTACTTCCAAGCGTAATACTTGGGCCATCCGTCTGAATAAATAAAGTGCCTGCGCCTGTGTCTCGAATATAGCTCTCATTAGATACATGGAAGATTTCCATATCTGTATCCTGCAAGGTTGTTGATAATCCAAAACCAAGTATAGTACCATCGTGCACTTTTAGAGTGTTTGCAGCACCCTGCCAGCGAATATTTCCACCATTAGTACCTTGCATAGTAAAGAAGTCCGTAGCAACACCATTGCTAGCGTTCATCTTCTCAGTGTCGAGTTCTGCAAGAGCAGCCTGTACATTAGTAGCGGCAATACCTCCTGCAGGCGTGAAGCTTACTGCGGTGGCGCTAGTTGACGCGGCCGCAAGAAGATCTCCTTGAAGAGTAATGGGCGTCTCGTTAATCGTAAGACCATTTACGACCTCTGTAATTTCTAGTGTAATCTTTGACATTATCTTGTTACCTCCTGTGTAACGGTAACTGTACCTTCGAGAAGGCGAGTTACTACACCTGAGTCTATAAACTCCAAGTCATAGTAATACCGTCCTGCTGCAATTGCAGAGGTCTGAGTATTGGTCAACTTGGCTGTGATTTTTCCTGTTACACTGCCGTCTTGTATTAAGCATTCGAACACCTTTGTAGGATCTCCGACATGGTCCTTAGTAGGCCTGATTTGTGCCCGTGCTGAGAAGCCGCTAGAAAGGTTCTTAGCTGTGCCTGACTCCTTTACGATGAATTCCAGGGCAAAGTCGGTCCCTTGGTCGATGATTAGGTTATAGCGTGCTGCGCTCATATGATTTCCTCCATTACAGAATTATAACTAAGTTGACATTTTATGTCAAGGTTTATTTTTTAGGTGGTATGGTTAGAGCGGGTCTAACCATAAGTATTGTACATTTACACCCTCGTGTTCGTATGCTAGAAAATAGTAAAGTATGTCATCTTGTGTCGCTTTACTTTGTTGAAGCGCCAGAATAGCAGCATCAGCCGCAGGTTGTCCTCCGACTGATACTGTTGAATGAATTGTGTCTACGCCTTCTGATGTTGTATATCCTATTTTTATCATTATACTATATGCTCCAATTTGAATGCCCCTGTTGGGAATGTTACGTTTAAATTACTCGGAAGTACTTTTCTATTTCTGACTCGAAGCCTAAACTCCGTTGCAGTTGATGTCTTTGGGAGCGAGGCAGATAGATAAGTCTTATCATAGAAAGTTTCATTGTTTGGTAACGCAATAATACTATGTTTATCAGTAGCGTCATCAAAACCTGATTGAATTTGAACATATCCGTTGGCCGAAGTAAAGTTTTCTGCACTGTAATAAATCGTGTCTCCCGAGTCAAAACTAAGACTTGCATCTAGGTACTGGATATATGTTCTATTGGTTGGGGCATCATAATATACTCCAATTACATCACCTTGTCCACTACTTCCATTAGCTGCCGCGCTAACACTGCCCGCAGAGCCAAACTCTTTTAGCTTGTTTCCTGAGATATAAACAGTTTCTGCAGAGAGACCTGCTCCTACTGCATCTGCAGCTGCTGTTCCCAGGTTAGTGGCTGCGGTACCTTTTGCTTTCATTTCCAAGTGTATAGAATACTCTGTGCTTTGAGTACTTCCTGTGCCATTAAACGCTCTTGTAGATAAAGTTCCACTAATTTTAACAGCCTTCGCCACGCCTTCCGGTGCAGGAATGCTAAACGCTTGAATAGTGGAATAAGTACCGAGTGTAGAAGCAAGCGTGTGATCTCCTGTCTGAACAGCTCTAAACTGTGTAGAATATTCTTCGTTTACGTCACCAGTTAGCTTGTTTACCGCAATCGAGTTTACAGCAATAGCATCTGCAGTAATAGCGCCTGCCTGTATCTCACTTGCTGTAACAGCATTTGCAGCTATCTCATTTGCTGTAACAGCATTAGCAGCTATCTCACTTGCTGTAACAGCATTAGCAGCTATCTCATTTGCTGTAATAGTATTAGTAGCTATCTTACTTGCTGTTATAGCATTAGCAGTTATCTTAGCACTTGTAATCGCATTAGCAGCTATCGAATCAGCTGTAACAGCATCAGCAGCTATCTTACTTGCTTCAATAGAACCTGCCTGTATAGCTACCGCAGTGACAGCATTAGCTACCAAAGAGTCTGCATTTACTGCATCAGTTGCTATAATGGCATTGGTGACTGCATTGTCTGCCATTGTTGCTGTTGTTACTGCGTCATTTGCAATCTGATCGGTTGTAACCGCATTATCGGCAATCTTAGCAGCTGTAACTGCATCAGCACCTAGTTTCGCTTCTACAATAGCCCCTGCTGCGATTACGTTGCCTTGAATAGCATCGACAGCTATCTTAGCATTAGCGACAGCACCATCTAGAATAGCATTCACTGTGATTGCATTATCGGCAACGGCAGCGGCTGTAATCGCATTGGTTGATATTTGTTCGGCAATAATCTTACCTACTTGAACAATATCATCTTTTCTTAGTTTTTCGCTATACCCGTCAGCAAAGTATTCTTTGCTAAACTCGTCGTTTGTTCTTAGTGCAAAGGTACCTGTACCAGTGAACTTCCATAGATTCGAACCCCCTCCAAGTGCGTTTGCCGAATCGTATTCGAAGTCATTCGAACCTATTTTAAGACCTACTAGATTAAGGGCAGAGGCCGACATAAGGTCATGAGTAGCGTGCTTTATCCATTTTGAGTCTGTACCATCCCAATAACTAACAGTAATAATAGTAGGCTCAACACTTGCTACTTGGTAATTTGATATTCTATGCGGAAGCATATACACGTCACCGCACATATTCCAGGGCAGGGCTGAGACACCGTCCCCTCCGGTCCCGTCCCCATTATCAAAAGACCCAATGAGTCTAGTATTCGAACTGGCAATGCTCCAGTCGTTAGATGTTCTAATATCTAATACTTCTGTCTTTGTAGGATCAAAGTATACAGGCGCTATAGCGTTGTCATATGTCAAAACCCTGGTTGAGGCGGGACGCACTTGAACATTATCATTTACTCCTGATTGACAAGCTACAAGTAGTGGAGTGTCGGATAAGATCCAAACATATACTTTGCTAGTACCGCTGAGACCTGTGAAAGACTTTCTCAGCACTGTAGATTCGCCTATTTCCGCAACCTCAAAGCCTTCTAAACTTTGTACGGTGCCATTTACTTCGCCTTCTGTGCTTACTAGAGGGCCGGCTCCGGTTGCTGTGAACTCGGTATTAGGGTTGCTATCCGCCGCACCTATAGTGGTAAAATCTGTGTTTCCTGTTGTTAATATTTTATACTTCACTCCCGCAATCAATGAACCTGAGGACAATGTTTTATTTTTCTCAAAATTACCGTTCCACTCAATAAGAGGAGAACCGTTCAACTTAGTAGGCGAGGGGCTAGTGGAGTTAAAATACCTTATATTTCCTGAGCCATAAGGCGCGTAGAAATCATAGTGGTTATTAGTTCCTACGGAGAAGTTACAAAACTTTGTGCCTGTGGAAGAGAAAGCATTTAAAGCTCTTCCCTTTCTAACAAAAGAAACTGCCTTATTTGATTTCATCACATCACCAGCAGCAAGCGTAAGAGTTCCTTTTGTGCCCGCAGCTACGTCTACTAGTATAGGCTCTTCGTTTTTGAATATATGAGTACCGCTCTCGCCTACAGCATACTGCACAGCAGTATTATTGGTCATATTAACACGAGGGCTTATTGTAGCTTGACCCTCTGGGTTGCGTCTAGTTACAACATCCGAAACAGGAACTCCTCCTATTACAGAGCCTCCACCAAGATTAAAGTTTCCTGCCAACAGAAGCTCCCCATTCACCAGGAGCATATTAGTAGTGAAAACGGCTTGATTCGTGCCGGTCTTGAGCAATTGACCTACTATAAAATCTTGAGCAAAGTTTAAGCGTAGCTTTTCTCTTGCGAAAGTTTTATTAGTCCAACCAGCCTTAGGGTTTCTATCTACTGTTAAGTGTGTGTCATTTTTAATAGTAGCTACCCTATAGTACATATTATTCGACGCTTTTAGGGTATCTCCTAGTTGTAGCTCTGTTGTGAACGAAGTGCCTGAACCCGTAATTACATGACTATTCGAAGCCTTACTAATTGTACCTGTTAAATTAGCTGTAAAGGCATTAGTAAGTGTAGCATCTCTCCACGTATCAAGAGGCATGCCCGAAATTTGCTGTTCGTAAGTATCCCGGACAATCGGTACTAGTTGGTCCGCATCGGCATCATACATAACATCATAAGGAGTAGTAGAGATCGCCAAACCAGATAAAGAGATGTCTACCCCTGTAGGTCTTGGTATACTTTCAGCCTTACTGGATTGAGCAGGTTGCACAACTATTTGATCCGCCTGAAAGTTTAGTTCGGTTTGGGTGGTCCCATTTGAAGTAGCTATATCTACAGTTGTATTTGCTTTGCCCCCTACGGCTAGTCCATACTTACTCGCATAGCCTCTGCCCAGTAAACTGTTACTGTTATGTGGAGGTACTGTTAGACTTACATTGGCAGGATAAGAGGTTTTGCCTGTTGAAGTAATTGTTGTGATACTAAAGACTATATCGCCCTCTAGAAAAGGTCTTGCGAATACATACTCTTGAGTGCCTGAACTGACGACTTTTTCTCTGACGAAAGTTCCCACGGCATCGTCTTCGCCGAAGGGGAAGACGGCCTTATTACAAGTTATTTTATAGCTATCAACATCTTTGAACAAAGAACCGTCGCTATTTACAGGAGGCTCCCAGTGAAGAGAGTAAGTCCCTCCCAAGTCGCCAGGAACCAGAGATAGATTTGTAGGTTCCTCTACAGAGGTTCCTGACCTAGATGCTAGATCTGGGTAGGCCTCTTCGCTGCGAACTACTGTGTATACTTCTTCATTCTCGATGGCAGCAAATTTCTCGTTATAATGCTCAACTCCTGTAAGCGTATGTACTCCCTGAGAACCTTCCTCAATAGACAGCAGTTTATATTGCTTTGCTGTTCCCGCAACAAGTTGACCATTTGCATCTACCTCATTGATAACAAATACAGACTGTTCAGCAGGGCGCTGACTAAATTCTGCGGTAAGAGGTAAAACGTCGACTTCCGACACTCCGCCCGAAAAAGTTAGCGCAGACATATCTATGTTTCTTGTCTCTGTTTTTATCGGGCGCTCTTCGCCTTCGATACCCGCATTCTGGGCTTGGGGCATAAGAACGGTTACACTATAGGTGTTGGTCTCTTTCAGAACAACAGATCGATCTAGTGGTAATATATCAAAATCTGGATCACTATAGAAAGACAGATCAGAGGTTGTTTGGCCTGTCCAAAAATTGGTCGAATGCTCGCCTGCAGTTGCAGCGGCTCCTTTTCCCCAGCCTCCGTCATTATTTCCTGCCCACAAACCACTATCAAAATTACTCTTATCGGAAGTCTGTAAGTCAAGTACCTTACGATTACCAATATATAATCTTGCTATGCCATCAGGAAGTACATATTCTATAGTAATTTTGTGAGACTGTCCGTTAAATTCGGGTATCTCTGAAATAGGAATCAGTCTAAAAACTCCGCCTGTTGTATTTCCAGTAATCGTCGAGGCGCCATCGCCTGCTCGGAATACTAGATTGTAGGCTCCTCCGCTGTTAATAACGCCTAGATAAGTACCTACACCGGTTCCCCCTATCTCAAATAAGCATTCATCTCGTGTGAAAGTGGCGGGGAGGTTCGCTGTTCCCGAAATAATAGCAGTTTTTGCTCTATTATCACCGGAAGCTGGTACGAATGTACCGGGGGAGATGGTGGCACCATTATCTACTCTTGAGATCGAGCCTGTCACGGCCCTTCCTTTTGCAGGGTCTGAAGAAATTCTTCCGCCAAGACCTAGTCCTTGTCTTCCTGAGTCTTGTATGCTTACAATGTCGCCCGGGACCAAGAAGCCTGAATCAAGCGAAGTACTAAAGCTTACAACCTCTGTTTGGTTAACGCTTGTCCATAACTTCCACTTAGCGTATCGTAGAGCTTGGCCCTCAGAAGTACACCCAAATGCCATCGCCTCTTGCTTAATTAGTTTACCTGTTTTTGCTATATTTTCAGAATCTTCTAATAGAAGAGGTTCAAGGTCATAATTAGATTCTGGATTATTCCAAGAGACTACTATCTGGTTTGCGCGTGTTTTTTCTCCTGAGGTTTGGTAAGAGAATAGCCCTTTGGACACATTGGAGTTTGAAAAAGTATATACAGGGTCTTTAGCTTCATCAACTATAGTTTGCACTTTTCCATCTAACCAGTATAGCATACCTCTAAAAATAGTGGCCATGTCTTTTAATACTTTATAAGACTCTACGGCTTTTGTAAGGTATATGTTTGCTCTAAAACGAGGCTCGGTTCCTCCCTTTCCATCAGGGACTAGCTCGTCACAGTATTTGGCAACTCTATATAGTTGAAATTTATCAATATCGACCTCTTGTATGAAGCCGCCTAGTCCATACCTATCATTAGTAAGTATATCGTAAAATACCCAAGCAGGATTGTCTGTATAAACAGGCTTAACTGCAAAAGAGCCGTTCCATAGACCAGAGTATACCGCAGTATCGTTAGCAGTCAGATGCCTCGGCGTATAGTTATTAGGAATTTTTACTAATCGGCCCCTGCAGTGGTACGTTCGTACGGGTAGTCGAGGATATTCTTTAGATGTAAAGCTAGTATGGGCATACGCGGTTAAAGGGTAGCTTAAATGTGATTCCGAGGTACTTTGGATACTCGTTATAGCTGCTTTTGCAAAAACCTCGTGTCCTGATGTTCCTGATGTAGCTAAGCCGTCATGTCGACTTTTTCTCTCCACTGTTATCGCAAAATCAGTAAAAGGCTTGTAAGGCTCTAGATTTATCTCCTGTTCAAACCTTATAGGCCTACTAACTCCTTTCGATCTGACTACCGTATTTATACCCTGTTTTCCGTGGTCTACTGAGAATATTTTGAAAGTATCAGAAGCAGTCCCACGATAAATTGTAAGTTTTATATCGTGTTTAGCCTCAGCTTGGTAGGATTCTCCGTTATCGATATTAACATTTCTTAATTGATCATAGGAAAATTCCAATGATACATTGCTGACCTGCTTTACCTGCTCTCCAGTAAGTCCGAAACCTCCCGCAGAAGTACCTCTAAATACAGGTGCTGCTGTGGCCGGAGTATTCGGTGTTTTAGACGAGGAGTCTACAAATTCCAAAAGGCCATTACTAAATGAAGATCCCGCGCCTACATTTATCGAACTGCCCGCGCCGCTAAATATAGGTGCCTGGTACTGGTATCCGTGTCTAAAAATACTTATGACATCGCTACTCGTTAGATACGCATTAGAAAACTCTGAAGGAGTTAAGGTAGTGCCATTGTTGTCCCCCAAGTCTCCATCTATTCCGCTTGGATCAACTGTTATGCTGTCAGTCTTAAAGTCTGCAATCTCCCAATCATAAGTACCATTAGGAATAATGCTGTTATTGGTGTTTTGAATGGTAATATAATCGCTGTCAATATTAGCAGTATTGGCAATAATTACACTTCTATCGGCTCGTAGCGTTGCGGAAAACGCGCTACTTTCAGTGAAAGCCGCAACGTGTTCAGCATTGTTAAAATATATGTTTGGTTCGAAAACAGCAGAGCCTGTATTAGTAACTGTTACAGATCCCCAGATCTCGATGCCTGTTGCAGGGTTTTCAAGTGTGGCATAAAAATTTCTTTCTCCGTCAGAAGGAGTAACATCTAGCCTATCAAGATTCGAGGTAAATTCGTTGCCTGATGAAGTAATACTGATACCCGGCAGCTCGCCTTCCACAGAGGGAGCAACTAGAGCAGGCTGAACACTTACAGTTAAGGTAGCAACTCCAATAATTCTCAGAGGCTTATTCATAGTGTACATTGCCCCTCCATTAGTCATAAGCTCTACTCTTCTTGGATTAGAAGAAAAAGTACCTGAAGGGAAGGTGGCCGTACTGCCGTTAATGGTCACTTGACCTACGTCAGAGTTAGCTTCAGAAGTTACCGAATTTACTTCGCGACTTACTATAGAATCCCCGTCAAGATAGACGCTAGATCTACCGTCTACAAGGCCTTCGATAGGCCCTTCAGATATAAGATCCGTAGCGTCTATTCGTGTTATTGTACTTTCATAGTAGAAAGTAGCATCATATTTATTCTTTTCATTTTCCGCTATCTGCGAATCTCTAGTTGTTGACATTATTAAACTCTCCTATTAACTTCCAAAACCATGACCCATGTTCCAAGGTCCGTATATCGGGGTAACGTATTCCCCTGTGTTTGCACCTAAATTGCTTGTTCTGAAGCCAATAGGTCTACCTGGTACTCTTAATTCTCCGTACAGCAAAGGTACGGGATCTCCTTCAATTACATTCTGTTGAGAGCCATCGAACAGATATGTAGGAGGCTGCTCTTTATCTACAGCCGGGTCGGGGGCCATTATCATCGCAAGGCTCGCGCTTGCTAGACTTACTCCAATCCCGAGTAGGGCCATACCTACTTGCGCGTTTGTAAAGTTTCCAAAAGCCAGAAATTGAGGGCTCGCCAGTCCAATACCTATAAGGGCTACACCCAGAATCAAAGATGTAAACTTACTTTTGGAGCCTCTTGGCACAGGATGAAACGAGATGTCTCCTAACTCTTCAGACTCAAGTATCTCTTTCTCTGACTTTTCCTTTTTATCAATCTCTACAACAAAGTCCAAGCCTTTAGAATCCGACTCTGCTAAGTATTTTCTAAAAGCACCGTCAAAGTTAGCGTCTAAAAGCTTGATTGCGTCTGATACGTTCCTAACATCGGCCTCTAGCTCAGGTGTGAAGAGCTGGCCTAGTTCTCCTTCTAAATATATTTTACGTTTCATATCTATAAATTTCCGTTAAGTGCTTTGTCCAGAAAGGGTATAGATTCTCTCTGCATGAAAGCCTGTCTGCGCAATGATGAAAAAATACATCATTACCTAAATAAACCCCACAATGATTAGGTACTTTTGAGTCAATTGAAAAGATAAGCAGGTCATGTTTCTCTGCGCTGTCTACTTTCTTAAAACCCCAACTATTGATATAATCTTCTGTGAAGTAGTTCAACCCTTTCTCCCACCATAAGTTTTCATATGCGTCTCGGGCAGGGAGTTGAATGCCTTGAGTACTGTACCAGTCTTTAGAAGCCTCGAAACAGTCCTGCACTCCGAAAATATACTCTCTACCTATAAGAGACACTGTATTGTGTTTTGGCTGTTGTACGTGGAGTTCTAGGTCTGGATAGCTAAATATATAGTAAGGTATACAAAGCGCATCGCAGTTGTTAATATCAGAATCAGAAGGCTCACAACTAGCATCTGGATGACTATGTACAATACCTACTATCTCTGCTGTTCTTTTTATTTCTAAATATTGCTTGGAGTCCATAATAAAATCATCATTATTATTCGCCAAATTTGTACAAGGAAACCATTTCAGCCTCCCTTTAAATATAGCAAAAACTCCACAACCTTCTCTTGGGTACTCAGATTCAAAATGTTCTGCTAATTCTTCTAGTATCTCTTTACTTAAATTTAACACTGGCGGGGAACCCTCCGAAAGGTATAGACCCTTGTGTTGTTGATTTTCTTGAGCCAGGTACATCAATACCTGTACTCGAGGAGGAGAGACCTATTCTTGTACCTTGAAATCTACACCTACACCCTGTAAGCGTTTTACTACAAAGGTCTATACGAGACCACAGGGTTAAAGAAGGGTCGGGAGTATTTCCAGCAGATAAACTAACATTCGCTTGCCATATTTTATTGTCGTACCTTACTAAAGCGTTTGCTGAATAAGTAGCAGAGGCAGAGTAGTCGCTCCAGCCTCTAACCTCCTGCCAAAAAGCCTGCGAACCTGAGGGCGTTGTTTGGTTTGAAGCGGTCTCACTTCTCCAAAATTTAGAGATGTGTGAGACGAGCACATCTCGAGCATACGTACCCGAAGAATACGCACTAGAGTTGGCGTTGAGCACTGTGGCGGAGACAAGAGGTCTATTTTGTGTATCAAAGAAAGCATTGTACTCAACAACAGGATTAGAGGTGTTGCCCAACACAGTAACAGAGTGATTGCTGTCTGCGGCCCAGTTACATGCACCACGAGACCTAGAAACTCCTTGATATTCCCAAGAGCAGTATTTTCCTATTATAGATCTAGAAGGTATAGTTACACCCTCTAAATCAAAGGGACTACTTAGCTCAAAAGATACAAGCGAGCTATCCTCCTCTGCTACTCTGTCTATTATATAGCGCTTAACAGGAAACTCTATTGGATCTGAAGCATCTACACCGCCTACTAAATATTTTGCAAAAGTTGTTCTCAGAGTTATAGTCTTACCTATCAGAGCCTGGAAGTTAAATCCCGCACTTTGAAGAGTTGTTCGCAGTAGAGGAAGAACATTCGCCATCGTAAGAGTAGGCCTAGTAGCAGAGCCTTCGGACTTGTGCGAAACACCCTCTAATAGCATCGGCAAAGCTACATAAGTATTGGCGGCGCTAGAAGTATTGTTCGTAGGGTTGCCTTCAGGGTGAAACTGAAGATCTGCTATTAGCTCATTTTTTCCTGGGTGAAAAAATAAAGTAGAGGTGTCGCTAAGTTTGAGCTCAAATAACTCTACTATAGCATTATCAATAGCTAGTGTCTGGAGATCACTAGAGATTATATTATTGGTACTCATGGTTCATATACTCGTTTTAAAGTTGCACTAAGACTATAAAAATCATCATAGCTGTATGTTTTTGAATATTCGGATACTATTACTTTTACAGTAACCTCTCCTCCTGTGTTCGGTGTGGTAAAGTCAAAAGGTGTAACACCTTTTAATAAGTCAAAAAAGCCGGAAATTGCATCAATCTCCGCTTTAGTTCTATTCACGAAACTGACGGTAAAGGATTCATTAGAGCTATTTATGCCGTCCTGAATTCTTTGCTCATACCCGTCCCCAAAGGAGACTTTACGCACTCGCGGAACTGCTTGTAGCACCATTGATTTATCGGGTATTCTTTGAACCCCTGACACTGTAAAGCCTATAGCCATTATTATACTCCATAAGGGCTAAGCATTCCGCCCGATCTTTGTTGTTTTGATAGTTCTTCTTGTATAGCCTTTGATATAGCTCTACCAAAATTCTCTACGTTTGAATCGTCTCCAGATGCAGAAGAGGAGGCGCTTCCATTTTTATCGACTGAAACATTAACAGTTACATTATTAGTTTGCTGGCCTCCTGACTTCATTTCGACAGGAATTGAGTTGCCATTCGGCAGAGGTACTACTGCTTCTGTTCCGTGCAACACTGCAGGGTATCCCGAAGTGGAACCTCTTGCTACACCGCCGG